GTCTTCTGGACCACCCCCAGTAGGAGATTATCTACTACCATAGCGCTAAAGTGGCTATGGCACTGTCCGAGTACATAAAGTACTTACTTTCTTCTAACGAACCGAATCCGTGGATCATATATTCTAACAGGTATTCTCGGCTCCCTTTTGTAAAATGGAAGCGCGAGGTACTCATCTGAATAGTGACGGTCCATACTGGCAAGACTCATATAAAATAGAGTCCGTTCGTCTAACCAAATGTCCTTCCAAAGGACTGCTTCGTCAACTATACTAGATTGACCCAAATCCTCGTAATGCAACAAACCATCTTTGATGTGTTTGCGTACTCTGAGAGTCTGGGTATCTAATCCTCTTATGTGAATATACTCGCGTACATTCTCACAAGGAGGCCCGTAAGCTCGATATTTTGGAGGTACCAAACTTAAGAGATAATCGTCAGTTAGGGTTGATCGCCATAAATGGGATCGCCCTCTCAACCGGTTAATCAAGGAGAAAATGTCGAATACATTATCAGGTGTCTGTCTAAGATAGACAGGTCTGATATCGACACCACTCAAATAGTCAGCTCCACAGGATTCCCGAAAAGGGCCTCCAGTGAAGCTTTTATCTTGATTAATGACGAAGCCGAATCTGTGCAATATTTCTATTGCATGCATTGCGAAATCAGTCGGAACAATGATATCATCACCATAAACGTAGATTTCACCCTCTAAACTCAAAGACTGCTGATATGCTTTCAAAATTGAAAAGAATACCAAAGTTTCGAGTGGAAAGGTGAAACCATTGCCCATGGGTGCTATCATGCTATAACTGTACGTGGAGTCTTGATAACGGAAACTCTCTAAACGGGAAGCTAGAAATAGCCTGTACCATCCAAAGAGGTTATCAAAGCGGTAATCTACAAACAAGTCTCTGATGAGACCTAAAGGTAGAGAATCAGAAGCAGAAGATAAATCAATAGTCGCATAAGTCCCATTTATGGAACCTTCACGTGCTAAAGATCTATTCCTGTCCTGACCACCTTCACGTATGTTAAGATATGGCAGTTTACAGATCCGATTGGCTAGTGCACTACCGATTCCTAACTGTGCCAGAATGTTTAACTCTGGGGCCAGGGAAATTGTTCTCCTGGCTTTGTAGGATTTGGGCACGCTAGTCAACAAGTCAAAATCAGTTTGCTCCAGCAATTGCTTCGTAGCAAACCTTTTGTCTCTTACAATAATATCCCCGAACATTTCATACGCGTGCTTACTACCTGAAAACTCACTATTCGTGAATTTGAAATACTCATGAACAGACGGTTGTCTGTTTAATTGAGTTGCTCCAGGACCAAAATGATAATAAAGGTTCTTCGGCTCAGGTGGTAACGCAAGAATTTGGGAGATTATCTTTCTCGCGCTTCGAAGGACATGATCAATCCTACTTGTGTGGAACGAGGCCAGGTTATACCTGGAGTTCCTCATCTCACAGTGTTGAAACCTTGAAAAGGCTTCTTCACGTAGAATTGTGTCTCTCTTAGCATTTATCAAACTCTCATTCTTTTGAAAGGTTGCCAAAACCTGCCTAGTACGGTAATCCGCATTGTCGGTAAGTTTGGCGAGCTGTTCGATATGAGTATGAGAAAGATACCGTGCTGTAACTAGAGCCTTTTTAGTATAGCTTTCGTCGCAGCCCAAATCTTTTGTGAGACACTCGATAAAGTGTTCGTACTTAAATTTCCCGGTAGTCGGAACGTTACCTTTAAGGAACATTTCAATCTCCAAATTGCTAGCAAGTTATAAATAAGTTGTATAATAACCAGCTTCAATCCAGTTGACTGCAATCTGTTCCAAGGGAAAACGTCCGAATTGAAAGACGCGATATGCACAAGGCCCTAATGGGACCTGTAACATCGTAAGAAGTCTATCAAGATCGGCGGCACTGACCTGGACGTCCGTAGGAAGAACAAGCTCGACAGACCCTTTTAAGGGAGTCTCTTGCTCTATTCCATCAACAAATATCGGAGTCTCTACGCGAAAGCGCAGAGTCCGTGTACGTTTATCGGACGCAGTACCAGCAGTGCAAATCAGAATCGAGTTGAGTTCAGGGGTTAACCCTTTCCACTCGTATGTGACGGAATTGCCGGGATTTGTAACTCTAGAAGATACTGGCCAAATGGTGTTTTCTTCTAGAACGGGTGCCACAATAGTGGCTTCGCATGACATAGTCATAGTAGTTTCTCTTAAAGATAATAAAAGTTGATAAAAGCAGGATCATTTCCTATTTATAAAGGCCAGAACATCCAAGCATCTTCTCCATCTTATAGGGTTGCAAAACTCTAAAGCTAGATTGTATGTCGGTTGCTCCTGGAAAACAGTTCTTGAAAAAGTTTCTGTTTTAAATGTAACATGGCCAATGTCAAAAGTTATCGAATCTGACTGTGTATCCTTAAACGTGGATATAATTTCAGTCAAACTAGATTCCTTCGTGACTTTGGTTCCGATTGACCCTGCTACATAACTCATTCCCCAGGTGGGGGATAAGTTTAGTAGAGCTTTCTCTACATCAACAAACCAATTAACAGCAAAAGACCAGGGTACCTTGTCCCATAGAGCAGCTGCCGGGTTAAAGGCAAAACCTTTTGAAGATTTTGACCTAAAATAAACCACGGCTTTCTGCCCTTGAAAAGCTTTCACATGCCATTTGTAAGTAGAATTCCATTCATTGGTGAAAACATCTTTCGATGCGTTCCACGATTTCTTGGCCTTCCCTTTGAAAATGACTTGACCCCCTACCTCATAATCAATCAGCGTTTTAACAGCTGAATCAATTCCTGAGAATGTGGGAGCTAGTGAATAACGGTACTCCAGCCATCTTTCCCCGAGTCTTTGTAAGAGAGACAATCCCTCCTCACCCGGCACTTCCTTTAAAAGAAAGCGCTTCAGGTTAAAGACACAAGATGTTAATGACTGGTAAGTGCTTTTAAGCTGCAAGCCATCATATGTTCCGATACCTTGACTCTTCGCATCTGCGATTGCGTCAAATATCAGACTATGGCCAGGTACAGGCATTTCCTGAGATCCATACATAATCGGGTCAACGGACATGACTTGAAAGCCATAAGTCCTCTTCCCATAATACGTAGATTCTCTCGTATAACTAGGATACGCGCAATGCGTACTGATCTTCCTATGATGACAATATCCTTGCACTGGCGGAACTTTATCCCGCCAGTGAGGTGTATTTGAACTCACAAGATGTTCAGTGTCATCCACAAAACCAACAGTCCCGTTTATTATATACGGGGCCCTGCCTTCTTGTAGAATGCGTTTAGAAACGCCAATAATCCTTCGAGAACTACCGCGTGTTTTATTAATATACACAACGTTAATCCTTGTAAGGTAAATGAATATTCTTCCAATCAGAAATGATCGAAGGTATTCGCTTTCGT